TAACTTCAGATTGACATTGTGCTGCGTTAACTGTGTTGACTGGTCCGATAATTCCGCCATTTGCCATAGCTAATTACCTCCCTATGCTATTACGTCGTATGATACAAAAATTTCTAGATCACCTGACGCACTAGCTCCTCCTTGAAGAGCATCACTTTCTTGCATATAGATTGGCGTATCTAATAATACTAAAGATGCATCCGCTGGGACTGAAATTGTTTTTGCTAAATAAATTGTTCCGACATTTCCTGCGGCACCTGTTGCTGCAGAAGTAAAAGCAGCTTTGACAACTTTAACAGAAACGTCTGCTGCTGAAGTTCCATCAACATTAGCTACTGTAATTCTATTTATTTTAACAACTTTACCAGAACTGATTGCTGCAATAATAACATTTGAATCACCTGTTCCTAATGCAAGTCCTTGCGACTCACCGTTAATTGTTGCGACGTTTACTATATTTGGATTTGCCATAATTTAATTCCTTTTAGTTATTTAACCGAAAATCATTGCCATTGCAATAGCTTTTCCTGTTGTTACTCCTGTATCTGCTTGAAATGTTGGGGCTGTTCCAGAACCTGTTGATTTTAATACAAATCCACTTGTTCCCTCAGAAACCGCACCAAAAGCGCCTGATGCATTTACTTGAACTTGACCTGTTGTTCCTGCTGGAGAAGTTGCAAGAGCAATTTCTGTAATATTTGGATTAGTACCATCATCAGCTTTAGCATTTACAATTTTAAAGCCTTTATTCGTAGCTGCCCAAGTTACACTTGTTCCACTTCCTGTTGCATATTTAAACTCAACTGTGTGAGCACCTGTTGTTCCATTTTCTATAAAATAAAAATTTTCAACATCTATTGGAATTGTTACAGTTATATTTCCTGTAATTGTTCCTGTTAATTTAATACTTCTTGTAGCTAACGTAGCTCCTGTACCACCATCTGTAACAGTTAGAGTAGTAGCACCTGTTCCATTAACTGCTTGTGATTTAAAACCACCAGATATTTGTTCTAAAATATTTAAATTAGTATTAGTTTTTGTTCCCCAAGTACCAGCATTTTCGCCGGTTACCATTAGTTCAACGCCAAGTCCTGTATATGTTGATGCCATAAATTTTGTTCTCCTATGCCGCTTTAGTTGTATCTACATCTGTATATGAGGTATTTGATCCTAAGTCAACATTTCCATAGTGTAGAATTCCAAATTGTGTACCTATATTAGCAGTTATCTCAAATCCAGTCAATCCAAGAACTATGTCTGGTGTAGTTACATCAGAAGCATTTAATGTTCCTGTAGCTAGTAAACTATCTGTAATAGTAACACCCGTGTTGTTACTAGGTGTTATAGCTCCTACTGAACCAGTGGCCAATAAGCTTGTTGTTATAGGGACAATTATAGTAGTAGCATCAATAAGATTTCCTACTCTACCTGTTATCTCTAAACTATCTAATAAAACATTAATATTATCTTTTGGTGCAAGTGTGCCTAAACTTGCAGTCATAGAAAATGCTGTTAATCCTATTTGAATATCAGCACCATCTAAAATAGTTGGTGTACCTAAAGAACCTGTTGTTAATAAACTTTCAGATAATACTAAATTGTTATCAAAGAAAGGATCTAAAGCTGCCAAACTTCCTGTTATTTCAAATCCAGATAAGACTATTTCTTGTTTAGTTTCTGCTGTTAAAGTTCCAAGTGACATTGTCATTGGAAAAGCTGGAAGTGTTTCTTTTCCTGCATCTACACTACCCCAACCGTTTTCTCCCCAATCTAAAGTACCCCAACCAGGAAAAACTGTAAATTCTAAATCAGTATCAAGTGTACCCGTTATTTGTAAACCTGTTAATGTAACTGTTTCATCTCCTTGAGCAGCCCAATTACCTTGACCCCAATTCATTGCACCCCATGAAGTTTGAGTAAGGTCTATAATTCCACCCATACCAATACCATGCACCCAGCATGCAAAATAAAAATCAATGGTGTCAGGAGCAGTTTGTGTAATTTCTATCCATCTTGTACTAGCTGCATTAAACGAAGTCGTGTTCATGTAAGTAGCTTCACTAACTGCACCATCTAAATAATAATCTACATTATTTGTAATAATGCCGGCTCTCATTGTAGAGGTACTTAAACTATCTGAATTTGTAAAAAGTGCAGGATGATTATCGTTAGTTGCATTAGATTGATCTAATCTAATAGTAGCACCTGCTACCCACGGTAATTTATAATTAGTTGAACTTGGGTCAGTAGTGGGTTGTGCACCATTAATAAAATAAACATTACCAGTACCACCTGCTCTAAATGTAGTTCCTGTTCCGACTGTAACTGTGAAAGTTGTGTCAGCCATAGGGTTTAACTCCCTATGATGTTAATCTGATGATTGCAGATGTTGCGTTGTTAGTTGGAAACTCAATAGAAAAAGTTCCGTTAGAAACTGTTTTGTTTCCACCAAAAGATACTACAGCTACTGCTTTATTAGAAACGGATGAATTATAAATCACACATCCTGCTGTTGTAAAAGTTGCTGAAGTCCAGGCATTACTGTTTGCTACTGATAAATCTGCAAAAGAAGTAAATGATGTTACTGTCGTAGTACCAACACCTGATAAAGTTAAAGTTCTGCCACCTGCTGTGTAAGCAGTGTTTGAAGCTCCACCATCAGTTTGACTTTGACTAACTTCATTTGTTGAAGTTGGAACAGCGTTAGCTGAAGTAGGTGCTGCATAAGCAGTTGTAGTTGTACCTAAAGATGCTGAAGTTGTAAATAAAGCTAATTTAAAAGTGTTTCCACCTGCTGCGAAATCATGTTCGCCGCCAAGTAATTCTGCTTTAAAACTGTTTGGAAGTGCTGATGTTATTGCCATAATTTTTTATCTCCTAATTCCTTTTACTTTGAAGGGGAAGGCGAGTCAATATATAATCTGATAGTTCCATCATCATAATCATCTCTTCTTCTTCTTCCAACTTGCTCAATTGTAAACTGTTGTAACTCTTGTTTATATCTGTTTTCGTAATATGTCAACATATCCATTGGACCTTTTAAAAATCCAAATGCTTCCACTAAACAAGCATATAAGAGTCCATTAGGGAAATTAACGCTTAAATAGTTAGATGTAACGGTAGAAGACAAACCAGGTGGTCTTCTTACAAAATTAACTTGAAAAGTATATGTTTTATCTGGACATGGTGCAAACATAATAGTTCCTGAACTACTATCAGTATTACCTGTCATCGTAGTATCTCCTCCAAACATAGCATAATATTTAGGTAAACCTCTTCCAGTAGTTGCACTATTTCCTTGGTCTGCAAACTTATTAAATTCATTTAAAAATGTAACATCTCTTTTTTCTAAATATACTTGAGTATCTGGTGTAGTATCATCCTCAGTAATTTGAATTGATCTAACAGCTAAACAACCAGCTGGAGCATTAATGTATTGTTGTCCAATAACTAATGAACCTACCATAGAAGCTCTATCTGAATCTGTGTTTAAATCTCTCATTACTCTTAAACAAGCATTTCCAATAAATTGATCTGTAACCGTTGCAGTAAAAACAGAAGTATCAACTTCACAGTAATTTTGAATTGCTGAAGTTAAAGTTGCGTATGTGAATCCGTCGTTTACAAATGCCATTATTGTGGTCCTATCGCTTTTAATGTTACTGGTCCTGAAGATGTATTATATCCTCCTCCACTAATTTGTCCAGTAATTGCTGTTCCAGCAGTCGTTACATTATAATTATTCAAAGGATCAGAAAGACATCTTGCAGTAGCTCCAGCATTATGTGCTGCAGCGGTGCTTGAAAAAGTCCCTCTTACAACCCCTTCTAATTCATTTGTAGAACTAATCCCAGTATAAACCAAAATTTCCGTACCCATTTTAATTGCATTAATAGGTGTACCTCCAGAAAAAAAATTTACACTTCCTGGTGTACGAGGACTTTCTACTCCAAATCCAGTTGCACTAGTTAAAATAATTCCAGTTGTTTGCGTTGCATCAATGGTAGTAGTAATAGTTGTAGTTGTTGAAATACGTTTACCTGGAATAATAGTAAAGCCATTAAGATCACAAATTTGAGCTCCAGTTATACCATCTATATTAGCAATATTATTAAAAGCACCTGCAATACCAGAAGGCCCTCTAAATTTTACAAAACTTCCATACTGTCTTCCATGGTTTTCTTCAAAAATATTTATAATACCACTACCAGCTGATAATGTACTAATAGGGTTAAAACTTAAAAATCTTAAACTATCTGGTGAATCTTGTTGAGGTCTTGTAGTAGGTAAAGCTGTTGGATCTGCGGCACTTGGTTTTGGATCTAGTTGAGGTTGTTTACTTTCAAATTCTGAATAATGTACAAATAAACCATTCCACTGAGTAACCATTTCATTCCAGGGGAATGCTTGACCACTAATGTCTGATATTGCTAATGCGTATTTTCCTTGAGCATATCTTGCCATAATTAAACGCTAGGATAGTAGGTTTTCGGTGTAATGTACGTACTTGTTTCCGAACCATCCGCTGCCTCCGCTCTTAGTAATTCATCTTCATATAACAATTTTAAATTTTGTGTTCTTTCAGGTGCATATTTTAAACTTAAATAATATGCTAATCCAGCACACATACATGGCATATAGTAATAAGGAATATCAACACCATTAGTGTAGTTTCCAACATCTTCTATTCTACTCATGTAATAAAATTGAATTTGATCTCCTGCCTGACTTGCACTGGGAGTTGTATATAAAGTTATGGATACTCTATCTATAAATCGTTGAACCCAATATTGAGAAGGTTGTCCTTGAGCTAATTTATTAGACAACGAAGAATAAGTAGATCTAGATATTTTAGTTAAAGGTGAATCAGATTGACTTGTTGTACCGGCATTATTTCTATAAGACGCTTCAAACACATCATCAATACCATAAATTGCTGCTCCTGCAGCATCTAACAAAGTAGAAGTACCATCAGTGTCTGAACGATAACCAATGTATTCGTTTGTACCTGCAACTAATGTAGCGTATCCATCAGCAATTTGCCAAAGATG